CTAATTCAGAACCAGAGTTGCCAGCACCCCAATAAGAGGTACCCCACAAAGAAGTACCCCAAGTCATGCCACCAGTTGTTTGTGGAAGAGCAATAAGATAAGAACGAATTTCAGTTCCATCAGCTTCTTCATAATCACGAAAAACTTTAACATTCATGTTTCCTGCAAGATTGCTTTGCTTGGCAACAATATCTGGACGTTTAAACATTTTCTTTTGGCTATATGTTCCAGCGTCATACCATCTAGTGCGGTACTTGCTAGGAAAAGTTACATCTGTTCCAGTAATGTTATCTAAAGTCTGCCCAAACATATCAATATCTAAAACTCTTGGTTGTGTGGCATGAACACCAAGATGATATGTACTTCCCGAATCATTAACAAATGTTGTACCACCATTAAAACCACGACCATCAGAAGTTGAATGCTGAACCCACGCACCACGCTGACCAATGCTTGGGTCATACACAAAAGACATACTAGAATAGGTAACCGAAGATGTTTGACTGTAAGGCAAAGATACCCAAACACGTTGATTAATATAGTTCACAAAAATAGCATCAAGTGCACCAGTATTAACATAACCCAACTCAAACATTGGACGCATTGGTTCAAACAAATCTAACACACGCTCACCGTTATACACCATCAAACCCTCAGGGTAAGAAAAAAAATAAACCCCCCGCTCTGTAGACGCAAAAGCAGTTGGTGACAAAGCACCAACATTGCGTGAAACTTCAACAACCTGAAACGTGTCGGAATCATAACCAAATATTGCGAACACAGACTTCTTTTTAAATACAACTAGATGACCAGCAACACTTGCTAAACCTGTTATTTCTTCACCGCCATCATTAATGTCAATACGGTCTGTTTCCGCCCAGTTTTCTGGGCTGTTTGGATGCGACCAACGAATCCTGTTTGTATAAGCAGTTGAGTCCTCGTATGTGTTGGCAACAAAAACTTTTCCCGCATGCGTAATAGCATGCGAGGCTTTAGGGAAATATCCACCAACAGGAGAAGCATAATTGTTTTGCCAAGTAGGACCACTAGCAGTTAACAATGTTCCAGTTGTACCACCAGTCCATTTAAACGACTGTGTGCTGGCACCAGTAACACCATACAGCGTATTACCCCACGGAGCAAAAGAAGCACCATCAACACTGGAGACATCCACATTAGTAATGTCTGTAAAGTTACTACCAGTAGAAAACGAAATCTTCCCATTAGTTGACGACTTATATCCGGTTGTCAACATTGCATAATTAGTTGAACCATCAAAAGCAAAAATCTTTTTAGGACTCCACACACCAGTCTGAGGAGAAGAATTAATCCGTCGCATAGCACCACGGCTAAATACACCACCACGTGGGTCAATCTCCACATTCAACATACCAGGAGACTCATTAGGTGCAAGTTGAAACTGGTCGGCTCGAAGATTCAAGCCACCAGTAAAATCGTCTTGGCGAATCAAACGCAAAGAAGAAGCCATTTACAAGGTCCTCCCAAGAGACTCAAGCCAAAACTTCTCAGAAAAACGAGTGCCACCCTTAGACAAAACTGCAGGGCGATGAGAATCGGGACGCATAATTTCACGACGAGCAAGAGAAACAGCTTCATCAAATGACTGCTTATACATAGCAGACATTTCATTGTCCTCTTGACGTTTGTATGATTGAGAAATTGTGTAATACGCAATTGCTAGATGAAAACGGTCATCACAATCAATTTCTAAGGTGTTGTTAGTTACCCAAGTATAGCTAGGTTTACGGTATCCACGAACAGTAATTGGATACACAGCGTCGGGCTTCGGGTACAAACTAATAGTATCGCCCCACAAAGTGTAATGCAATGGGCGTGATGGTGTATCTAAGGAACCATTCCACATAGCTTCAGCGTAATCTGTGCTGGTAAGTGTCAAACGATTACCTGATGTACTATTATCAACCATTGATATAACTTCACGCAAATCCCCGGAACCAATACCAGAAATTGGATACTCACGCTGGTTAACAACGGTATTCATAGAGTATGTTTCCTGCAAGAACGGCCATCGGCGTTCAAGATTAATAATCCTCTGGAAACCATCTTTCATATACTGTTGAATCAAGGACAGGGGCAAGTCAACAGAGTCCAAGTCCGTAATGTCACGAACAATAATGGTCAAATCTGAAACTGTACTCATTTATCATCCTTTTTAGCCATAGAACGCAAGTGACCAACACAGTAATCAGTCTCTTTGGCTTTAGGTCCTTCACAGGTGTCATTGTTTGCTATACAGCGATTACGTCCCACATATGGACCACTAGCAGCAGCAAGACGAGAACCGTCCTGTGATTGCGCTGGGCGAGAATTACGAGTGGCTGGTTCCCCATACAGAGAGTGTGCTGGTCTAGATGTCATACTAAATAGCCTATTTCGTTACAAAAGAAAAGGGGGGCTTGCGCCCCCCGTTTCTCGGGCTTATTATTTGCGGTAAATAGATACAGCAGTTGAGCTGGTCACAACACCTACGAAAGTGCCTGATTCTCCAGCACCTACTGATGCATTGCCGACCACAGTAACTGTCGTACCACCGACAAGAACTGCATCATGGCTAGAACTAGCAGTGTTTACAATCGTAAATTCAAACGATGTACCTACCTCTTCATCTGTCAACTGAGACAGAATCTGAGCAGCTGTGGCTGTCGTAAGGTTGCGATTGGCAGTTGGGGTAATGGTGAACAATTTGCTATCGACAAGCTGTGCAGCTGTCAAAGTTGCAGCAGCATCGGTCAATGCGACAGCAGAAACCTTTTCGTGTGCTGTCACATAGGCTGACAAACGTGTGCGTGTAATTGGACCATCGGTTGCGTTGGACTTGAGTGGCATTTATACCTCCAGGGTTGGGTTGGGTTTAGAAGAATGAAAGTGTGCGGGGGTTTCCCCCCGCCACAATCAAAGTTAAGCAGTCTTAGCTGTAAGCTTGCCTTGCTTTTCACGGTTACGGACAGTGAAGTTGCCGTAGCACATGATGAGCGCATAACGAGCATCAAGGTCTTCTGGACGCATGAACTCTGTCTGAGCAAACCACTTGCTTGAGTGACCGACCAACGTGAGGTACTTGCTGTTCAAGAAGAACATCGTGCCTGCAGGACAATGCACATCATAGGTTACAGGAGCAGCCTTGAACAACAGGTTCTGGAAACCAGCATCTGCAGTCTTGGTGTCGGTGTAACGCAACTGTGGTTGCAGCAATGACTCATACTTTTCGTACAATGTTTGTGTGGTGAGAACCATATCTGGGTGGTCGTTACCAACAGAAACGCTGTTGTATGCTGTTGCCATCTGAAGAAGGGTCAAAGCACCTGCGGTGTTTTCCTCATATGAGTTCCAGTATGCACTGGTTGCACCGTTAATGCCACCAACTGAGTTACCGTTCTCAACGAGGTTTCCAAGACCGTTCCAGTCTTTACCTGAGTTGCCGGTGCCGTTGCTGAAGAACATCTGGTTGAAACCTTCACGCAATGACTCTTCAGCTTGCATGATTTTTGCTTCAAGCAAGTTGATGATTGCTGCTTCGCCGTTGTTCTTTGCTTCTTCAATACCGCTGATTGCGATAGAAGCTGCGTATTGCTTCCAGTCGTATTCAGCAGCAGTGATACCATCTTGTGGTGTCAATGAAATTGGGTCATAGCCTGAGTAGGAAGCCACAGTGCTGTTGGTGCCGTAAATCAACGGCTCAACAATCTTGGTTCCACCATCAAGCATTCGGATACGACCTTTATCCATAAGGAAATAGGTCAATGGACGTGCGGTGAACACGTTGTCAGTCAACTGGTTGCGGTAATTCGCAAGCGTCGTTGACAGAAGTTGGTCAAAATTAGGGTTTGACATTTTTACTCCTCGGTTAAATTAAAATCAGGAAATACCCAACTGCTTTTTGGCAGCAGTAAAAGCATCCCTGAAACTTGTTACAGGTTGAGTATCAGGAGTTGTGTTCTTAGCCGACGAACCACCAGCAATCACGGAAGACTCACGCTTAGCCTGGGTAACCTGGGCTGTTTTGCGTTTATTTTCTTGATTAACTTTTTGGTTCACAAGTTGCTGCTGACGAATCTTGTCATAAGCCAACTGTTTATGGATTGACTCCAAATCAGTTGAACCTGTAGCAAGTGCCGTTGCAACTACCTCGTTTGCGTCGAACTCTTCTCCGTACTTTTGCTGAAGATTGCCGATAGTACGCTCCAGTTCAAGAAAAGCCTGTTGTTCCTCAAAGGAACGAATACGCCCTTCCAACTGTCGGTACTGCTGCTCAATTGGGTCAACATACAAATCCTCATCTTCTGTGGCTTGGTTAAAGTTGACGCCGTAATGAGACTGCAACAGTTCAATTGTGGCAGCAGGGTCATTGTCCAACGCTTGTTGGATTGCCTGTGCAAACTGTACCTGTCGTCGCTCTTCAGCTAGTTGTTGTGTCTTGCGGGTATAATCCGCTTGACGCTGATATCCAGAAACAGCTTCTTTCAAAGGAACTTCAAGTTCTTCTCCATCAACAACTACTTTGATATATTTATCGCCGTACTCATCTACCGGAAAATACTCAACAGGAGCCTCTTCGGTTGTTGTTTCTTCTCCACCTTCGATTTGTCCATCAATAATGGGTTCCGAGGTTTCGTCTTCAATAATTTCGTTTTCCACGATGTTCTCCAGAGTCCGTAAAAGGTTGCTCTACTAAGTAGGATTTTCGTTACATGGTGTTGGGCAAAGAAGCACCTTGGGCTTGGATTGCAGCCATCATCTGTGGCGAAATCGAACTAGGCATTGGCATGCCACCCGTTGGAACTTCTTCTTCCATCATCATTTCTTCCCCAGGTAATCCTGATTGACCTGGGAGACCTTGTGACAACTCACCCATAGGTGGTTGCTGTTCCTGCATCATGGGTGCAGGTGCAGCAAGAAACGCTTCAGGTGCTTTAACACCAAAACCAAACTGCAATACGTGACGAGCAAGTGCAGCCATGTCAACAACACCGGCACCCACAAAAGGAGCCATAGCATCAACCATCTGCAACGCCATCTGACGTCGGAACGATTCGTTCACTGGTTGTGTAGAACCAGCTTCAACTTCAAAATCAAACTCGCCCTTAATATAGTCAGCGTCAAAGTTAACCCAAATAGGCATAGCAGAAGAACCAACTACACGAACAGCTTGTTCACCAGTCATAAACTGTTGAGCCAAAGCAATCAAACGCTTAGCACACAAAGAAATGGCACGTTCAATTTCTGCCAACTTGTCAGAAGTTCTAGCATTCATAGCGTCCTGCATAATTGCAGCTTCTGTAGCTGTACGGCTAATTTCACTAGCTCCGCCACGCATAAACTCTGCAACACCGCTAATACGGTCAATGTCTTGCTGAATCAAGTTAGAAACAGAATACATTTCTGGGGGGTTAACAACAGCAGGCATGGGGACAATAACAGAACCCAGTGGGTCTTCTGTAATTACAGGCACAAGCGTGTTGTCCTCATCAGACTCCAAAGCATTACGTCCATCATTGTCGAAAGCTGACTCTTTATACAGCCATTTGCGTGAGAAACGCTTACGATGATTCATCATCTGCGTACGAGTAGCGTTCAACTCATACTGCAAAGGCTCAATAGCCTCCAGCTCACCCATGGGGTAAAACTGGTCGGGAACATCATAGTTGCGAATCATCACAAATGGATGACCAAAACCAAAAGGAATCTTTGTGGGAGCCACAAGAAACTTGCTTCCATTTTCACAGAAAACAGCAACAGTTCCACGTTTTAAATCGTAGTATTCCCATACATCAACAAATGCTTCATCTAGTTGACGATTGTGGCGTGCACGGTCCTCGTGCTCGCCCCAACGAGAATAATGAGTTCCTTCAATTTCTTGACGAGCATTGCGATTGTAACGTGGGTCGTTTTGAACATCCTTTAAAGGACGACGAACACGTTGAGCAATCCATGTCATATCGTCTACAGATGTGGCTTCAGGGTCCACAAAAATATCAAAAGGAGAAACACGCTCAACAAAGGGGCGGTCTTCCACCACAACAGTCTCAGCTTCAAGGTTGAAACCTTCCTCAGGTGCAGCAATCTCTGCATCCTCTTCAGTTAACAAATCAGTATATTTTGATTCCTCAATAAAACGATAACCGACTTTCAGCCAACCATGACCAATAATCAGGTAATCATCCACTGCACGGCGCATCTGTTTCTGGCAATCAAAATGACGCCACCAATAGTTAATCACTGCTTCAGTAATAACAGCACGGTCAGCATCTTCCTGTTTGCGAGCACCAACCGTAATTTTTGGATGGTTAACAGCAACACTAGGGGCAATAACATTAATGGTAGAAAAACACGTGTTGACCAGCATTCGGTCTTCTTCAGTTAAATCATTAAGTTGTTTACCACGATACAAATCAACTAAACGACGCCACAAATCATCGTAACTTTCCTCATCACGCCACTTGCGGGAGTATGTAATTCTTTTACGATAATCAGCTAGAACACTAGCGTTGGATGGACGGGCCATCAGACCTCCTCGGTCTTTTCAAGGTATGCCTCAACAATGCGATAAACAAAGTTTAGAACCGCAGCAAGCCCAGAGGCTGCTGCGACTTTCCAAGCAGAAACATCAAGAACAGCAGCACTAATGGGGGTGCTGAGAGCACCAAAAAGAAATGTTGCTACTGCTCGTTTAATTGCATCAGAATATGTCATGATTGCTCCTGTGTGTGTGATTGTCGTCCATGTGTGTATCAAGTTTGTCATCCATTCTGTCAATCTTGATAACTAGATGTTCTAGTAGACCTCGTGATTCGGCGTGTTGTTCGGTGTTTTCCCGACGCAACAGCTGAAGAACGACCACAACAGGGCCCGTGATTACTGCAACGACGATGGGAACCCACCAACTCATGAGCTATACCCAACGACTTCCGACGGGCTGGGGGTCGTACCCTCCAGCAATGGCGTCCTTTACCTGTTGTTCTTGGCGTTCTTTAATTGTGGGACCATGAAAGTCTTCTTTACCATGCGTAAAACCAATACGCACACCCTTAATGTGGCAGCGAAAACAAATAGAACCACGACGAGGCAGTTTATCCTCGTACTCAAACACAGTTAAGCATTCTTTGCAGGTAGTTAAGTTCATACTAAGTACCTAAACCGTTACATTTCGAACATTATACGAGCCAATCACAACCTTTGGTTTATATTCACGCACAATATGGTCCGAAAACCAATCCAAAGAATACTTAGGGGCTACGGATTCAACCCGGTATTCGGGAAGCCACACATGTTTTAGCATTTGATTAGCAATAGCCAAAGACATAACACGGTCATCATGGGGAGAACCATGCATTTTCCCATTATCCTCACGAACAAATGTTCGAAGTTCACCAATAGTAAACTCGCACTCAACCACAACATCATCATCACGCAACGCTTTAGCCAACTCATCAATAGCTAAAGGTTTAGAAGCAGCAGTAGTACGCCAGCCCAAAATCTCCGTAGCCTGAGGACTGCGGTTAGCCAACCTACGCTGCCTATAAATGTTGCGATACCCAGTTTTTTGCAACGCCTTCAGCGTTGTCAAACCATGGTTGTTGTTTTCAACACCAATCAACGCCTGATTATAAAACATCCCTAAGTTATACAACACATCAGACCCAAACAAGTCAGGCTCAACATGACCATGCCACGTAGCAACGACCTTACCTGTGGAAGCATCAATTACATGAGCCGAACTATAGTCACCATGACTCAGACCTTCAGCAACGTCAGCCCCTACACAATACGCTGTTTCACCACTAGGCATCTCCCATACCGATAATGGACCTTCAGACCCATGCATCGCACCATCCCAAAGAAAACCCCTGCGGGGTTGTTCTTTATGAAAAGACCC